TCTGCTTTAGCTTTTTTAGCCATAATATAATATAATTAAATAGTTTATAAAAGTAATAATTACCCCCGTTAATACAACGAGGGTAAGAATTACATTTGTTGTATTATACTCCTTGGAATAATACGAAGTTGTTAGCAGCTTGAGTTACTAAACATCTTTCTGATAGGAAGTTAACTTCCATAGCATCAAGATCACTAGTAAATGCTCCACCAACGGATCCTGTTAACCAAGATTTCATTCTTCTATCATCAGCATTAGACGCTCTATATCTTACGTGTAAGAAAGGTCTACGGATGTTAGTTCCTAAAATTTGATCATATACAGTTGTTGTACCAGCTGGGATTAATACTCCTTCAATAGAAGCAGGTCCAGTCATACCACCACGCGTTGAAGCGTCGTTTAAGTATTTCCAGTCTGTTTTATAAAAGTCATAAGAACCTCTTCTGAAACCGCTAAAACCTAAGTTTAAAGCCATTTCTTCTGAGTTTTCAAATAATCCATAAGCAGTACCACCAGCTTGACCAGCAGAGATTTGAGCTAACATATCATCAAAATCTAGAGCAGTTTGTCTGTCTAAAAATAACATGTTTTCTTCAATAGCTCCCTGAGTATCTAAGTTTCTAAGAATATCATCAAAGTCACTTATTCCAGTAGCAGCGCTAAATCCAACCTGTACGTTACCTCTTGCTTGTATAGCAGCGAAAAGACCTTGCGTACCTATTTGTCCATTTGCCAAAGCAGCAGAACCAGCAGCAGCGATCTCACCTTCTACACACATCATTTCTAGGTAATCCTCAAATCTTAGTCTTGTTTCAGACTCAGCTTTTAGGTACCATAAGTAACCACCAGTTCCATCTTCAGTAGCAACTTCTACCCAACCGATCTGAGCAGTGTCAGAACCGTTAACAGTATATTTACTTCTAATGATTAATGGGTTGTTAGAGAATTGAGTGAATGAAGGAGTAACACTAATATAACCAGCAGGCGCTGTAGCAGCGTTGTAGTTAGGTGTTGTTGATCCTTTTGCATATTCAGAACCGTATACAAATACTTTTACAGCACCTACTAATCCAGATCCTGCTAAGTTAGCAGCTGTGTAAGGTTGTACAGTAATTGTTCCAGCAGCACCAGGTACACTAGCACTTACAAAACATTTTGCTTCTGCGCCAAAGTCATCCATGATAACAACAGTTGAGTTTACAGAAATAACGTTAGTTACTCCCGCAACTGCACCTGGGTTAACAGTTACAACTCCTGTAGCAGATACAAATGTACAGTTATCATATGCAATATGTAATCTATTTTGTTCAGACCAGATTACTTGGTCACTTGTCATTGGTAATTCAGCACCGACCATTCTTAAGAAACCAGATAACGTTCTGTTACCATATCTTTCTACTTCTTGTTCGTAAATTTCAGGTAGATATTGCGCTGCAAAATCACTGAAATTAGCTGGTATACCCGCACCACCACCATTATTTGTCCATTGCAAATAATTAGTAGCTAGCAATTGTTGAGTTTGCGAAGGTACTAAACTTCCAAACTGTGGGGTTAAAGCCATAATTTTAGTTTTTAATTAGTTAAATTTTCTTTTTTTTATTCTCAATTTTGATGAATCAGCTCCACTAACTGCTTTAACCTTAAATCCTCCTACAAAGACGTCCCCACTGGCAACCTGCCTTGGTGCTTCTGCACTTGGATTTTTAGATTGTTGTACTAAATTCTTAATACCATCCGCCTTGCCTTGTTCATAAAAATGAGTGGCTAGTTTATCTGTGTTCATCGCAGCATATAAAGCTTTATGATAACCTTCAGTGTCACTAATAGCTCCTTCTTTATCGACAAACTTGTCAACAAAGTTTTTAATATTAGATTGACTTTCAGCTATTTTCACAGGATCTTTTACTTTATATCTAAATTTTTTATCTCCAACCTCGTAATCAAAACCTTTGAAATCAGTTTGAAATAAATTATTAGTTCGTTTTTTAAAAGCTTCTTGTGATTGCTTTATAGTTTCTTGCTGTTTATTAAAACGATTAAAAAAGTCCACAGCTTTTTGCTGCTCTTGTGTTACTCCAGGACGTTGCTTAATCTCAGCATAATATTGAGATTTTTTATTTTCTAAATCCTGTTTAGCACTAGCAACAGCTTCTTTGTATGCTAACTTCTTTTTTCGTATTTCTTTTTCCTCGTCTAAATCTTCATCTATTTTATAATCTTCCATTATAAGATCGATATCATCTTTATCTAAATGAGGTTTATTTTTTCTTAAATATTCTTTTAATACTTGATCATTGTCTAGTTTAGAATAATCTTTATTAAGCTCCACGTAATCCTCTACCGTTCCACCTGTTTCATTCATAAATGAAACTAATTTTTCTACATTTTCTGGTAAACTAGGTGTTTCTATTAATTGAGGTTTATCTTCTTTCTTTACTTCAACTTCATCAGTTTCAATAATTTCTTCTATTACTTGTTCGAATGGAGCATCGACTTTAACATCTGTATCGGGCTTTTGCTCTTGTACGGACCGTACGCCTTCATCCACTTGCTGTAAACCTTCGGCTCGTTTATCATCAGGTAGTCCTGTTGTTTTTGACTCTGGAATGGCATCTTCTTTAGGTTTTTTAGTTAAATCCATTTTAGCTACATTAGGAACTATTTCTCCTGTAGCTTCTGGAGTTGTTAAATCGATTTTTGCAGGAGCATTTGTTACATGTCCTAAATCTTTAGCTTTACGCTTAGGTTTTGACTTTATTTTAAAGTCACCCTCTTGTTTGACCTCTACGGCCGCTTTTTGGTTTCCCATAATATAATATAATTAAATAATTAATAATTAAGCTTGAGGCATTACGCTCTCTTGGCTTTGTTGTTCAAAATTAGTAGGCATTAAATCATTTTGTCTTTGATCTATCATAGCACTTTGCTGTGACCCTGCTATTCTTGTTCTTTTATCTTTACGATCTTCTATTTGTGCTTCTCTATTTGTTTCTCTTTGACCTTTCATTTGCTCTAACTGAATTTGATAGTTAAACTCTTCAGCCATTAATTGACGTTTGATTTCAGCCTCGCTTCTCATACGTTCTATTTCCATTTGAGATTTAGCTTGTTCAAAGTTTATTTTTTGATTAGTTAAAACTTCTTGCTTTTGTACTTCAGATTCTGCAGCTGCTTGAGTAGCTTGAGTGTTGGCTGACGCTTGTTGTTGAGCCATGTCAGCTTGCATTTGTCTTTCGTAAGCTTGTTTCTTTTTACGTTTTACTTTTAGCATTTGATTAGCTAATTTTAAACTACGTATTTGACGTATTTCAATAGCGTCTTCTAAATCAATACCACCACTTGATAATGCAACTTGTATGTTTTGTTCTAGTTGTTGTTTTTCTTCGTCGTCTGGTTCAAGATCTAAGAAAATACCAAAATCATGTAAGTTTAACTTATCAACTTCTTTTAAAGTAATACTATTAAAATTAGTTATACTATTCTTTAATGAGTTAGCTGTTAAAGGATAATCTAACATATCACTAACTTTTTTAGATATGTTTTCACACATTCTTAAGGTTAAGAATAAACTACTATTGTTAATATGCTTAGTAGCAATATTAGATGCGTTAGCTGCCATTTTCTGTAAACCTACCAGTGTATCTCTATCTGGAACAGAGCCATCTCTAGCTTCACTTAACCCGGTTACATCACGTATCATTTGTAAATAATAATTATACGTAGATATTAAGCTTTGTATCTTCGCTTGTCCAGAACCTGTAGATAATTCTTGAACAGGTATTTTACCTCTATTTATATCACCATCTTGTGTTAAAGATCTACCTACAACAGAACCTGTTTGAAAATACATATTCAAAGCTTCTGCTGGATTATAGTTTGTTCCATTACCTAGATCAACTTCTGCTAAACCGTCCATATCTAAGAATACACCGTCTGGTACCATTCTAGCTATTACTTGTTGTAGTTTAAGATGTGTTATCTGTATCATATCAGCAAAACCAGTAATTCTACCTACTGTAGACTCTATTCTACCTTTATACATACGTGGTGCACAAATAGCATAATTCATTTCTACTTTTGTAGTATCAGCTTTTGGTCTAGTCATATTAGGACACATTTCCCATCTTAACATTATATCAGTACCTAAAACTTTAACTCCTCTGTAAAGAGTTTCAATAGTTCTACCAACTCTTTCAAACATGTCACTTTCTGGTGGATTAAAAGTATCAGGTTTTTCTAATGCTTTTTCTAATCCATATTCTGTTTCTTTTATTTTAAATACCTGCTCACTATAAGTTTTGTATTCAAAATATAATAATGGAACAGTATTTTGATCCCACGGACCATTACCATAACCATACATGTAACTTCTGTTACCTTGTTGTTGTTGTATTTTTTCTAATGTAGAATTATCTAATGTAGGAAATTGCTTTGCTATTTCAGCTAAAGTAACTGGTTTTAATTCACCTACATAATATATATCTTCAAAATTTGGATCTTCTGTGTAAGAATATATTAAATACGCTGGATCAACATAATCAACTGTTATACCATTAGAAAGATTAAAGTTAGTTTTACAAGCTCCAATACCACATGTAACTAAGTCGTAATTAACTCTTCTTTTAGTTAATTCCCATCTGTTTGAATCCAGCACTTGATTTATTACTTCTTCTTCTGCAATTTCTATAGACTGCTTATAACTTAACTGCATGTGTAACTCTAACTCAGTTTCATCTGAAGGTAACTTGCTTTCTGGAATTGTTGTGTTGAATAAAGAAGCATCAAGTTTGTTTACTATTTCTTCCATTGTTTGTCTAGCAAAAATATCTTGTGCTAGCATTTCAGCATAGTTAGTTCTTTTTTCTAAAGATTCAGGATCCTGAGCAAATGCGTTTATTTCGTAATTTCTACTAGAAATACCATTAACTAATATATCTACAAATTTAGATATAATAGGAACTGGTTTCCAGTCTAAATTAAGATAAGACAAATCACCATTAATAGATAACTCATCTTTATATTTTTCTACAGGTTGTTCGCCTCTTGCGTATAATCTTAATCTGTTGTAATTATTCCAAGTGGTTAAGTATCTGTTACCATTAGTTCTACCTTGATTAAACCACTCCTGCTCTATAGCCTGTGCAACCTGCGTGCCATACTCTAAAGTAGCTTTTTCGCCGTCACTAACAACTTGGCTAGGAAATGTACTATTAGTATTATAATTTATCTTCATTTAATCTATAATTTTTGATAATGAACCACTATTGTCGTATTTTTTTATACCTAAATCATACGTTTGTTTAATCAACTTAGGAACTGGTCTATATTTATTTTTATTACATGCCATAATAGCTAAGCCTGAACTAATAGAAGCATCATGCGATGTTCTGTTATTTATATTGAATTTTGCCCAGTCTTCTAATGTTCTTTGGAAATACATATCCCCATAGTTAAGATTTTCTAGTAAACCAACTCGCTCTTCTATATAAGATTCTATAGCTGCAGCGTGAGCTTGTTTTATATCTTCGCTTGAATTTGGTATACCACCTATTTCTCTTTCTGTTACTGATAACTTGTTATATATTTTATCAGGTCTATTCATTGCGTAAGCTCTATAACCTCTTCTTTTAAAATGATACAGTAATCTAGGTTTGTTATTTTCTGCTAATATTGGCATACCATAAAAAACACAAGCCATAAGTACGTCTTCAAAAAACATTTCTGCGGTTTGAGGTCTAGCTATATATTCTAAAAAGAAATGATTAGGTGGAACATCTTCCATACTAAACTTAGTTAAACCGTGTAAAGATCCGTTAGAACCTCTACCGTCTACTGTTCCTGATATATCATAACTATCACAACCAAAAGCTCCTAAGTTTTCATTACCAGGATGTTTTCTTCCTAACTTGTTAATTATATTGTTTTGTAATCTTTGAGGTGGAACCCATGATACAAAAAATCTACCACTTTTATTTGGAACAAATATTACACTTGTATCTTTTATACCTCCTGTCCAAGCAAAAGAACCTTGAGTTACAACGTTACTATGTTTTATATCTGCGTTCCAATCAACTTGTTGATATATTCTAGTTAAGTTAAATAAAGAGTTTTTAGATTCATCTCTAAACGCGTGTTTAGTTGTGCGGGGAAACTGTCTATAAAACTCATTTAAAGCATCTTGATCTTCGCTTAAACCGTCTACTTCATTTTTCCAATAGTCTAATACTCCTAGTTTAATTTTTTGTCCGTGAGGATCTTCCCTAGGTTCTTTGGGTGTTTCGAATACAGGTACGCCATAAGAATCAATGTATCCTTCGTAGTTCCATTCCATAGGTATGAACAAACTATAGAGTCCGCTACGCGTTTGTCCATTTGCATTTCTTTTGTTAACATCTGAACTTTCATATAATTTTTTAAAATTTCCACCACCTTTATCTAAAGCGTTTGATGTTGATCCCATCATACACTTGCCAATAATTCTAGATCCTAATCTTAAACATGTCTTTGTAACTCTCCAGTTGTTTAAAATATTATTAGGTCTTTCCCATTTACCAGATTCATCGTGTACTAATAGTTTTAGTTTTTCACCATCATAACTGTTATCACCAGTATTTTTCCAATCAATTGTTGTGTCTAGTCCTTGTAACTCTGCCGCAACTTCTCCACTTATAATTTTTCTTCGTGTAAATTTAGAAGCTGGTACTCTATATGCTAGCTCTGTTTTAGGTCGATCCATACCATCTTGAATCGGTTTAAAAAAGAAAGGATAATTAACTGATATTGGTACTACTTTGTCAGTAAACATAGTTTTAGCATCAGGACCTGTTTTAGATAATATACCATATCT